TAATCCGTCCGAAAGGGTCATCGTCGGGGTAGCGCACAAGGTCGCTGTAACCGCTGATCACCTGATTGGCTGGCACTACATGGGTACGCCCAAATTCAGGCGCATAGCCAGCGTCAGCAGCCGTCATCTTTACCTTCCTGATTACCGCCCTAACACCCGCATCATCAATGCCAAGCTTCTTGGATATTTTGCGACTAGCTAACCCCTTCAAGTGCAGGTCGATAATCATTTCCTGTCGTTCGGTATTGCAGAAATCAAGTAAGGTCATGCTACTCGCGCCTCGTGTTCTTTGATCTGGGCTTTAAAGTCAGCCGCAATCTCTGCAACTTCTGACCGCGTGTATTTCCTTGTTGTGCTTTTGGTCGCCAGCATGTGATCCACAAAATCCCGACCGTAGAAATCAATCATCCATGTGGTATAGATCGCCTCGCCGTTGCCGAACTTCATCAGAAAGCCGTTACAGCCATCACATTGTGGATGTACGTTTTCCTCTGCCAACTTCCACTGTGTAAACTTGCGACTGATAAAGTGCCCGCCCTGCATATCCTTCCAGTGCGCCCATTGTGAACATGTGACACACTGGACAAGCCCGTTGTCTTGAGCGGCCTTTACTCTCACCAGCTTCTGCAAAAGCACAGCAGCGGCATCGACCTCTTGAGCGATAGTTTTACGCTTTTTATTCATCTTTTGGGCCAAGGAACATGTACCCCGAACTTGTCCGATAGATGCCGGTTAAGCGTTTCATACACCGGCCCGTATTCATCACTGTTGGCTTCTGCTGTCGATTGCTTGTCTGTCATCGCCAACTGTATAGGTCGCCATAGATGGTTCTTTACTGATTCCTTCGTCCACGGAATATCTATCTCAGGCTTCAAGAGGGTTCGCATATCAAGCCCACGATCATTCAATGCTTCTGCCAAAAGTTCACAGTATTTGTGCAGAGCGTTGTTCTGTGTCTCGCTCCGTTGCTTGGTGGTTGTCCATGTAATCCGCACATAGTTGGTTTTGGCATAAACCTCGCGCATGTGCTTGATGGCGTTTTCAAGCGAAAGATCAGTATTCGCTGTCCATGATTCAGCCATCAATCAACCCCTCTGCCCATCGCTCGAAAGCATTGCGTAAATCGCCGCGTCTGCTATCTCCTGATCCTGTTTCGCAAAGGCCGGGTCTATCGCATGGGCTACGGCTACTGGCAGCAGATGCATCAGTCCCGGTTTCCACTGGACAAGCTCCAGCACTTTCGGAATCCCGCCCTTTAGTTTCCATCGTTCGAGCCTTGCAGATCGTTTAGACATTGGCTTAGTGTCTCCATAATTCTCCGTTGCTGTGCTTCCCAACTGGGTCTGGATTGAAAATTCTTACCCTTCGTACAAGACCAATCGGCAACAGCGTTCGCGGCAATGGCTTCAATCAGTTGCGCCCTTGTTACCGAAGGCAAAGGGTTGACCGGGGCTGTGTCCATTGGGAAAACTTCGTTGAAGTAATACCGGCTAGGTGTTCTGGATTTCGTACGCCATGCTCCGGGTTTGATCTTTGGCTTGTCTGGCTCCGATACGAAGAATAGAAACGCCTCACAAGCCAGTTTCCCGGCCTTGCACTTGCTCCAATGTTCACAGCTATGACATGGGCCAAGTTCTGACTCATGCCACCGCAGCGGGACAGACTGCGACCCTTCAATATTGAAGTCCGAAGTTCTCAGCATCTGGTTCATCACACACCCCAATCAATTAATTTCAGCTTCTCCAGCTCACTAGCGCCAACCTTTTTGGCCCGCTCCTGTGCGCTCTTGTCCGGCAATGCCTCACGTTGAAATATCTGGTGGGCAGCGCGAACCCTGTTTGCTTGCTTGATCGCCCCGATACAGATACCAATGTCCAAATACTGCCAGCCATCCTCTTTGTTGACTTTTTGCGTCTTGATCCACTCAATACCTTTGTCGATCTGCTCTTTCGAGTAGCAAGCAATCTTGTCGGCCCACTCCCGCTTGCTGGCTGCGATCATCCGGTCGTCCTTGAAATGCCGGTCGTACTCACCCAAATAAATCGCTTTCAAATGCTGGTAGAAATACCCCACCGCCTTGCGCTCAGATTCGTTAAAAATCCGTGGCTCCTGGGCCATAGGTTTTGTCAATGATTGCGGATTGATTGTTGAAACGTGATCCATTGCTGGCTCCTTTCGGTATCACTTCGTCATCCCATCTACGCTGATTTAGGTATGTGCTTGCGTGAGGGATAAACTGCTTGTCATCGGTAGACCAGTCGCCAACAGCAAAGCGGCGATTGATATTCTGGATAATTGAATCGAGTGTTTTGTGGTTTGGTTTTAACGCCACCCAAGCAGACTCAGCTTTGACCTTGTTGGTCTTGCGAGGGTAGACCTCCCAAAAGTCATCAAAGCGTGGCGGCTGTGTTTCTGGCTGTCTAAAAATTAGATCGATACCGTATCGCGGTATCTCTGGTATCAGTAAGAGGGAATCAGGAATCAGTAAGAGGGAATCAGCACGATTACTAGTAGAGGGCTTCGTGTTTTGTTCGTCATCTTTACGGGCTTTTTCGATACTCGGTATCGACGTGCCGCTATCCTTTTCATTTTTATGAGGATTTTGGTGCTTCTCAAAACCGATAACGTGCAAATACTCGGTATCACTAACGATGTATTTCACTAAAAAGCCGGTATCGATGAGGGTGTCGATACAGTCCTCGATACTCTCATCGAAGTAAGGAATAGTATCGATCTTGATACGCTTCGGTCGATACTCCAGATTGCCTCGGTAGTCTGCGATACCCCACAAACCAGCAAATACAATCATGCAAACAGGCCCGCATTCTGCCAGCTTGTCGTTCTTAAAAAACCCTGGCTTTATATTTCTTGCTCTAGCCATTCAAGGATGCCCCCTTCTTTGAATTGCAACTTCTGCAAAGCGTTTGCAGGTTGCTCGGACAAAGATCACCACCTAAAGACTCTGGGTATATATGATCAACTGTTAAGTTTTGGTGTGAGTTGCAGTGCTGGCAGCGGTATGCGTCTGCCTCAAAAACAGCCTTTCTTAGAGCATTTGAGATCAACGCCTTTTTGTTTTTGTCTGGCTCATATAGCCCAAAGAAGCTGTCAAACTTTTTATTCTCTGCTTTAAACCCACGCTCCCGAAGCAATGCAATGATCTTAAAAAATAAATCCCCGCCTTCGCCGTCACCAAAATGCCAATAACGCGCAAAAGTCTCGGCATTGTCCGATATGACCTTATCAAGCTGTTCTTCTAGTCGGCGCTCGTCATCTTCCAATGCTTGGAGTAGTTCGTCAGACGCGCTCACAATATCCCCCAGGCAATCCAGATCAGGATTGAGGCAAGAATGATTAGCGTGGTGGTGAAATGTGGTGTCATACGAAAATAATCAGCACAATAGCGAGGCCGATGACCACGCCGTAGACAATGCGGGTTATTGATAGGTCTGTCGCTCTCATATCTTTCTCCTTTTTTATTACACACACAGCCCAAGCTGTTTAGTCGCAAACCGTCTATTTCGTATGAACCTTTCCCCTGTCAGTTCTTCGACGACCATCCCAGAAACCAGCATCTTAAAAATTCGATTCACCTCCCTCTGGTCAATGTGAGTAATCTCCGAAATGCTTTCCGGGCTATACTGGATGCCTGGCTTCATGGCCGAGAAAATTCGTTCTGCGTAGTTTTGCTTCATATCTTTCTCCTTTAAAAAAAGCCCACCGAAGTGGGCAATGCTAGGGAGGGCTAGGTAACTGTGTTCAGTTTTGCTTGTAGTTCCGCTATTTGCTTGCGGAGACTGGCCTCACTGCCTTTGTAGATAAACTTGGCAGCCAGATAGATAGCAGGCTCATAGTCCCCGGTTTCCTTCATGTACCGCTCAAGATCATCAACGTACTCGACGCATGTCGAATAAGACGTGGTGATTTCTGGATCAAAGTCGATTGATAGCTGATTCATAACTTTCTGTTTCACCATGTTTCATGGACTTTCACCCATGATTTCAAGCCAAATAAAAAGGTCAGGCGGCTCGTGTTGAGCCAAGCAAATCATCAACGGTGTATTGATTCTGGAGGCTGGCAATGACAACTGAATACTGTGTTTCACCTGTCCATTCCGTCCGGGGCAATCCGTTCTTTGTCCACTTGCGAACAGCCTCGTATGACTTGCCGGTTGCAAGGGAAACGGCCTTGATTCCGCCAGCCTCAGAAATTGCTTGTTTTAGGGTTGATTTGCTCATAGGGGACATTATTGCAACTTTTGGTTGCCTGTGTCAACAACTGATAGTTGCTAAAAGTAATGCCATGATGATTTATCAGTGAAAACGATTTTCAAGAGACGCAAAATTATGAGTAGCGAAACGGAGAGGGTTTCTTTCAGCCAGCGACTACAGGCGGCTATGGCTGTAAAGGGTTATGCAGAAGAGGACAGAATCGCTATTTTGCGAAAATGGACGGGGGTGGGTCGGGAAGGGGTTAGAAAGTGGCTCACCGGCATGTCGATACCCAGGAAGCCACACATTATGGATTTATCTAAACGTCTGTCTTGTCGGTCAGAATGGCTGGAGTACGGGGACGGCCCAATGAGCCTAGAGGTAGATCGCGACCCAAGAGCCGCTGCACTTTTGAAATTAGCAGAAGAGCGACTCGACGGGGCAGATACGGAGGAGTTGGAGGAGCTGATAGTATCGCTGCGCCGCCTCCTTCGTTGAACCAGTCAAGAAACTTGTGAACCATTACCAATTCTTCATAAGTCAATTCACCCAAAGGATTTTTTTTATTATTCATCAACAGCGCTCCATCGTCTAAAGCAATTTAATGTATGTGAATACAGCGGTCAAGGCAGAAAAGGCCGTGAAGTTTAAGCCTAGTAAAAAGGGAAGAATTATGCGAAAAGTTGTTATGTTATTGTGTTTGCTGGCGGTTCTGCCAGGGTGCGGGGCGATTGCTGATAAGCAGCATCGAGACGCCGTGCTATCAAGGGAGCTGACCCCAGATGTCCGAAGCGCCATAGCCAACAAACAGATCAAAAAGGGCATGACAAAGGATGAAGTCATGGCGGCATGGGGCAGACCATGCTGGGCCTGTTATGGCACCAGAAGCACGTCTGAGGGCGACTGGTGGGAATACAACTACTGGGGCGCTGGCTCATACGGGGCAGGCGCTGGGAAGTACCTGTTTTTCGGCAACGACGACATACTGGACTACTGGTCAGAGTAATCTAAACCCCACGCCTCCAGCCCCATTCGGGGCTTTTTTTTTCGTCTTTTTTAAATCTGGCAACTTTTAGTTGTTGCATCATGCAACTTTCGGTTGTATAGTCACTCCCATACCAGATCAAAAGTATGGAGAGAGACATGAACATGCCAGACGGAAACGTAGTTGCGCTGAATCAATACCTGGAGTCGCAGGCCAAGGCTGAAATCAACTGGGAATCCTTTGAAGGTACACCAGCGCATGAGGCAATGAGGCAGCACCGCTTTGAAACGCTGCTATCTGATCCTGACAACATTTCAGAAGCGCTCAGCTTTAACGGCATCAAATATCCATTTAATGATTGCTTCCTTGGAAAGACAGAGCATGAAAGAGTAGCCCTGAGAAAGCGCATAAATGACTTTGACGACAACCTTGCGCGTCAGTTGGCTGTCCTGATCATCACGAAAGATGACGCCGAGCTGGGCAGAATCTTGCGGGTACAGGCAGAGCAGTATTTCAAAAAGTCGATTGACGAATGGGTGGACGACAACTGGAGGGATTGGGTATGAACAAGGGAATCATAGCAATGAAGAAAGCCGGAAGGGTGTGGGCCACTTGTGTAACACCGGAGAACAGGGCCATAGCAAAACGCTACCTTGAACTGGCTATGGATGAATGCGAGAAGCACCGCCCAGATCATTGGGCAGCACAAGCGGCCTATAACGATGGGTTGAAAGGTCTTAGGTGAGTTCAGCATGAAACAGTCAATGAACCTTGAATTTATCGACGACTTCCTAAAGGGCCAGCGAGACGCAGACAAAGGTCTGCCGCATCAGGCCGGGAAGTCAGAAGCGTATGACCGAGGCTATATAGAAACTCTAGGCACAAGAGTGCCCAAAGGAGAAAACAACCATGACATTAGTATTTGAACCATCCAAAACAACTCACTGGAAAAACCTTTTCCCAAGCAAAACCATGTTGCTCGGTTCTCATAACCTGAATGACGGAGAGGAGTTAATAGCCACCATCAGGGCAGTGACGATTGAGGCAATCAAAAATACCAGTGGACAGACTGAGCATGTTCCAGTTTTACATTTTGAGGGCAAGATGCCGCCAATGGTTTTGAACATAACAAACAGCCGATCTATTGCCTCGCTATATGGTGAGCATTACGACCACTGGGTAGGCTGTAGTATTCAGATATTCGCCACGAAGGTCAAAGCCTTTGGGCAAGAGACAACCGCGCTGCGAATCAGGGAGGCGATACCAGACACAAACCAGGACGTTTCAAAATATGAAAATGCTCTGAGAGCCTGCACAAATATAAATGACTTACAGCAAGTATTTATGAGCATACCAAAGCATTTAAAGGGGAAGCTGGCAGCGATAAAAGACGAAATGAAGGGGGCGCTCAGTGATTAAGGTTGATATAGAACAAGGCACTCACGAATGGCATGTACTCCGCCACGGAAAGCTGACAGGCACAACCTTAAAAAGTGCGCTGGGTTCTGCAAAGGTACAGGAATCGCTTTTGTACAAGCTTATTGCAGACAGAATGACAGAGCCTCAGATATATGAAATCAACTCCCAAGCTGTAACCAGGGGGCAGGAGATTGAGCCTATTGCTAGAAAAGCCGTCATTGCCCACACGGGAATAGAATTTACGGAAACTGGGATGCTGATTTCTGACGAAATACCAAGTTTCGGGTTTTCGCCCGATGGTATTTTCGAGGAAAACGGCAAAGTGGTCGGAGGGTTAGAAATCAAGTGCCCCGACAGCAAAAAGCACGTTGAGTATTTAATCAATGGCGGCATACCAAAAGAATATATTGAGCAGGTAAAGGCTCCGTTTTTGGTTTCAGATGATATTGAGTGGTGGGTTTTTGCCAGCTTCGATGACAGAAATTATGAGAGACCGCTGCATATACACAAGGTTGGCAGATCAGACTTTCCGACTATTGAGCAAGACCGCAAAACTGTAGCCGATTTCATGGCAAAGGTAGAAGCGGAACACACCAATCTGACATTTTAGGAGATAGACCAATGGCTAAAGGTATCAACAAAGTAATACTGATCGGCAATCTCGGAAAAGACCCTGAGACAAAATACATGCCCAGTGGTGAGGCTGTGACCAATCTGACTCTGGCCACCAGCGAAACATGGAAAGACAAACAGACCGGGCAACCCCAGGAGCGTACCGAGTGGCACAAGGTAGTCTTTTTCAAGCGTCTGGCAAAGATAGCAGGCGAGTATCTAACGAAAGGCAGCAAGGTCTACATCGAAGGATCACTCAGAACCCGCAAATGGCAGGACCAGAGCGGGCAGGACAAATACAGCACCGAGATTGTGGCGAATGAAATGCAGATGCTGGATGGTCGCAATCAAAACGGTGACAGCATGGAGTCGCAGGCCGCAACCCAGCAACAACGACAACCTGCCAACAGTGCTGGTGATTACCGCGCTGCATCAGGTGGTACGCAGAAACAGCCGCCGCAGCAGTTTGAAGATGATTTCGATGACATCCCATTTTGACAGAGGACATAACCATGCTCGTAATCACAAGACGAATTAACGAAGCGTTTCTTATTGGTGATGTTGTAAAGGTCACTGTGCTGGGCACCGAAGGCCGCCAGGTTCGCATTGGCATCGAAGCCCCAAAGGATGTGCCGATTCACCGGGAGGAAGTCTACGAGCGGATTAAAGCGGAAAAGTCTGAGGCGGTTTGATATGGCACCAGGCTTGATGAGCGGCGACACCGTGATTGAGCCAGTGAGCGATGAGCTGGCAGAAATGACAAGGCTGCTTGTGAAAGCAGAATTAGGAATTAAAGAGCCTATGGCTTTACACCTGATTACGCACTACAGGTAGCATATAACCCGGAGGTGAGCGGCCCGCGTAGCGGGTCCGAACCAAAGGTGACTCTACCGACTTGTTATATTTTGGAGAATCACATGGAACCGAAGGACTTAAAGCGAGAACTTGAATCAGCGTACAAGCTGCTTGAGGAAAAAGAACGTCAGATTAAGAACCTGCTGATTGAGCGCAAGCAAAACAAGATGGTGATGGAGCTGTTGGAAACTGCCGGATTTGTTAAAGAGGGCAAGCTGGAAGAAGCCAAGGAATTTGTACGGACATTCAAAACATAACCCCGAACTTTGAGGGCGAGCGAATGAAGCAGACCAGAACTAAAGTACCAGCAGGTGTGACTACAGTAACAAACGCTGTTGCAGGCGAAGTAAAGCCAGCGAGTTCCGGCATCAGTGGGTTGTTCCCGTGCCCTGTTTGTGGTGGAAGGAGCTTTAGCTTTACATACAGTGAGGACTTTGGGTATTTACTTTGCGATCCATGTTTTGCTGGTATTGGGATTGACCTTGACGACCTGCCTAGGTACTCCGAGATAGGCGAGCTGCTTGAAGATTGCCCAGCCGAAACTAAGCGGCCACTGATAGATAAATGGAACACGCGGGCATGGTAACCCGGAGGTAACGAGCGATGACAGATGAAGAACTGGAAAACCTTGATTTGATAATTGAGCGGCAGGTTGAATTCGTGGAATGGCTGAAAGAAAGGGGCATGTATAACCCTATGGAGACAGCCGAAACAATGCAGAAGATGCACCGTG